TGCGCTAGGCGCATCGGTAGTGACGTTTGGTGTACATGCTTGAAGCAAGACAAGTACAAGAAATATCCGAAGAGAATTTAAAACTCCTCTCTTCATACCAGTAATATGTATATGGCATTATGCCACTTTCATGATATTAACTAGTAAGATCTACTAACTCACACTTGTCTCCACTACATGCAAACTGTTGAGTGCCTGTAGTCTTGTCTTCCTTCTCATACTTGTGTAGATCTGACCAATTCACATTCTTGGGCATCTTCTCAGTCAATGCTTCAAATTCTTCTTTGGTGCATTCTTGATATGGTGCTTGACGATAACTATGATCGCTGTGTGGTAAGAAAGAAATACCACTGATCTCATCGAAGTGCTTATACACCCATGCACCAACTTCCATCCATTCGTTCTCACGAACAGTTACGGTGATACTTGGTTTATGCTCACACCAGAATCTTTGATATGTTAGCCAAAGACTCAAATGATCAAGTGCAGAAAGATCATTACGAGTTAAGCATCCATCTGGCGACTTTGTTGGGAAAGAGAATACCATAACTGAATCTGGTTTCATCACACACTTCTCGTGTGGGAATCCCATATCGATCATCATATTGCAAAGAGGATCTTTTTGATCTGCTCGAACAGTACGAATGTAGTATTCGCTGTGACGAGGATGAATACCAGAAGCAGCATCGACCAGTTGTGAAACTGTGCCACTCGGCTTCACGCAAGTAATTGCTGCAGCTGGATTGATTCCAAGCTTCTTAGCAAAATCCTTGTTTGTCTTAATGGCTAGTTCCCTGAGCTGGATCAAACCCTTCTCCAGATTGATGACATCATTTGCCATATTCTCATTGTCAAGAATGCCAGTTAGAGATACACCCAACAATGCCTCTTCTTCGCAGTTCTTCTTCCATTCACTGGATAGGTATGGGAAGTCTGTCAAAGACGCTTGGAATGTACCTAGGATCGTCGCTAAGCGAACCTTACGAGCAAGATCCTCAGCGGTGTCAGAAGCGCGTACAATGACTTCTGAGAGGTTACAGAACTGTCTGTCGCGTAGGATGATCTCTGAGCAAGGATTGGTTCCAAACTCGTATGTTGCGTCTCTACGATCACCCAGTTTTGCTACGGTTTTCTTGCAAGCTTCGCGATTAAAAATGCCACGTTCGCCACTCTTGCTTTTATACAAAGACACCCATTCTTCCATAAAGACACCAATATCTGGCTTTTCTTTGTAGACAACGGAATTGTTGGCAAGAGCACGCTGCGGATTTTCATTCCACCATGCTCCAGATTTGGCATCCCGCATTCTCTCATCAGTGAGATTACTGAGAGAAATAAGTGCGGATCGGCGCACACCTCCCACCACGACAACTTCTGCAACTTTACATACGATATCGTGACACTCAAGGGAAGTGAGTTTGCGGCCTGCACCTTTCTTAAAAGTATCAACAGTAAATCTAAAGAGATCTTCAAGCGGCCCCGGGCCACTAGCACGCCCACCAAAGGTTTTGAGTCGGGCGCCAGAAGGACGAACCTTTGAGACATCCCACTTGGGAATTTGACCACCAATAAGTAGAGATACAAGTTCCCTATATGCTTTAGCCCAACCAGCTTTGCTATCTTGAACAACAATAGTGGTCTCACTGTTTGTGAATTCCTCTGCGATAGTTGGTAACTTTTCAACATATTGTCTTTCGACAGAGAATCCGACGCCGGTTCCACACATGAGTATATAGAGAATCTCATCAAATGCCCGAACTCTATTAACAGCAACATAAGAACAATTATATCCGGCGGTGTTGTCACGCTCTAAAGCTTCACCGGATGTCATCAATGATCTCATTGAAGGCATGATTTCTAAATTTAAAACTGCAGTCTCTAATTCTTTGCGAAGATTTCCGGAAAGTATAAACTTATTATTTTCCTTTAATTTATTTTCAAAGAAATCAAAGTATCGCTTAACGGTTTCTTCCCATGTCTCGCGGCGGTTTTCGCTCTCAATCCATCGTGAGTAGCGCGAAAGGTGAATAAAGTCTTGATATAGATTTGGTAAACTCATAATAATGTTCCTAAACTTAGTGGGTGATTTATGTAGTAACAGGGCACAGTGCTTGCCATGATTGTGGGTACAATTTTTGAATGATCTCTCCGATTGCTAACGCATACTGTTGAACTTCCCACTGTGCATGAGTATCACTGCGTTGATGGAATACCCTAGAATATCCAATCAGAGATCCTGTCCACCACCACTCAGTATATGTTCCTTGTGGCAAAACAGATCTTGCCTGTTCAGGAGCAACTCCCTTATCCAATAGCATTTGATATACTATTAAACATTCTTGAACTGCCATCATATATGCTCGATTACAATCACTAAATGAATCATCATATGCTTTGAATCCAGAAGACCCTTGCTTTGCTCCATCAGTTGGTGCATTTCTCCACTGTGGATAATATACTTCTGGCAAATGTGTAACATATCTGCGTGATACTTCGTTCTCTACGAATCCCACTTTGTGTTTAAACAATTGTGTGCGAACAAATATTGGAGCTTTGATTCTCAAGGTAATCTGAGGATGTGCGAAAGGAGTCCAATGTTTATGCTTTGCTAAGTAATTTATTAATTTAGCATCACGATCTTTGAACTCTGTACTTTCTACATTAAATGAAACGCGAGCAGCATTCACTACCGTGAGATCATCTCCCATATGAGAAACATATTCAACATGCCCTGTATTTAATACTGATATCTTTTCTGTCATACTTTCTTCCAATCATTTAACTTTAATTGTGCTTGTAATCCATTATAGGTATTTGCATTTAGAAGTGCAACTACTTGCTCTGATGTTTTTCCTGATAGGATTATGTCGTTAATATCTTTTTCTTTAACAACCTTAGGCCATATCACTACATTAAACTTGTTGTCAATAAGGCCTTGAATATTATTCACAACATCTTTGTTTCTTGGTTGATTGTCAATAACAAATACCACATGCTTTCCATCGAAGGTAGCAGGCAGCTCCATAGAATCATCCATACCAAGAGTAGCAACACCATTTGGTAGAAACAAAGAATCTAGTGGACCTTCAACCACATAAATTGGCTCATCTTTGACTCTTTCCAATCCATACCAAAGACGAGATTCTTTTTTAGTCTTTATGGTGATATATCTAATTGCTTTTTTACTAGTACCAAGATATCTTCCCTGTACTCCAATCAAAGAGCCAGATGAATCATAGATTGGTATTACCAATCGCTTTTCTTTTACCAATCCTGTGTTGTCTGGATTGATTGAAACAGCAACAGAAGAAAAGTCTTCGGTGTAATACAATAGATCTAGAGCTGCATCAGGAATCTTTCGAGAAAGAACATATTTCTTGCACTCGTGAGAATCGTCTAGAGATCTCAGCGGAACACAATTCTCTAGTTCTTTCTTCTTCGCAAATACTGGTTTTTCAAAATGAATAACTGGTTTCTTGAAATTAGATTTACCATTTTCTCCATTCTTCCAACGCTGAATGGCATACTCTTTGCATATGTTAGGATCTACCTTTTCAAGTAGATTATACAAGTTGCTGCTGAATCCACAGTTGTGGCACTTGAAGAAAAAGTCATTATTCTTTTGAAAGAAGAATCCTCTTGCTTTATTCTTATGCTTAGTAGAATCTCCACAGATAGGGCATCTGCAATTGGCTAGATTGTCTTTCTTCCAAGCAAACTTCTGAAGCTTACTTGAAATTATATTAATGAACATTTTATCAATGTATGTTGACATCAGAATTTCCACTCCCCGGAAGAATTAGTTTTCAACTTCTTAAAACTATCTCGCATGTCATAGCCAGATCCTGCTTCTTGATCGTTAGTTTTGTTTCCAAGACTCAACATTGGCTGAGCAGCTGGCGCAACATCAAACAATTTCATCTTGGCACGATTCAATCCCACAACAAATTTCTTGTTAGTCATTCCATTGTTGTATCGATTCTTCAGCTGCTTGATCATGATTTGATTTGCTTGTTCTAATTCTTCTGTCGAAATTAGTGCAATCATAAAATCTGTAGTGGCAGGAAGACCGAATGATTCTGATGTATTCTCCAATCCGACATCAGTGTTTGTATATCCTTCTCGGTTTGTCTGAGTCGCTGTCCAGATTGGAATATCTTTTTCTACTGCCAATGCTCGAAGTTCTTCTGCGATAGCTTTGATAATAGTGTACGAGTTTGCTGATCCATTCATCTTGATTCTAGAAGAAGAACATATATTCAGGTAGTCAATGAAAATAACATCTGGCTTGAATCCCTTCTTGATTACCAACTCATCGAGCAAAGCACGGAAATGCGTTGAACCCGCACTAGATGTGGGATACTCTTTGATGATCAATTTAGATGTGATATTACTACAGACAGTATTCATCTTCTTCATGTAAGATGAATGTGTTAGATCTTTGAGATCATCCATTGTGATATCTAGAAGATTGGCATCAATTCGTTCTGCGATTCTCTCTTCTGCCATCTCGCAGGTAATATACAGAACATTGTAATTTTGTACTAGACAATTGGCTGCATGATGACACAGAAACAAAGATTTGCCAACGCCAGTTCCAGCCATTACAACATTTAAAGTTTTGGTTGGAGTTCCACCAGCTGTAATGGTATTGAGGTATTCAATATCAAATGGAAGTTTCTTTTCCTTGATGTGGTAGAACTCAAATCTCTGTTCTGCATCTTGAGTGTAGTCGTGTCCTACATGAGCATCAAAAGACACAGCAAGAGCATTTGACAGCAATTCTGGAATCGCAGTCTTGTTTCTGCCTTTATCTTTACCATCAATGATCTGAATTGATTCCATGATTGAATTGTAGATTGCTTTATCTTTGCAGAAATTCTCAGTCTCCACAACCATCCATTCAACATTTACTTTCTCTGTGAAGTCAAAGCTTTCTACCAATTCTAAGCATTGAGTAAACTCAGTCTCTGATACACTCTTTAGTTTATCTAATGAAATAATCACCGCCTCCTTTGAGGGGACGGTGTTATATTTCATAAAGAAGTCTTCGATGTCTTGAAAGATTAACTTCTCACACTTATCGTGGAAGTATTCAGATTTCAGAAATGGGATCACCTTGCGACAAAAATCTTCGTTTGTCATCAATGTCCGTAATATCGTCCGTTCTATTCTCTGACTCATTAGCACTTTCTTCTAACCAATTATCTAAAAGTTCTATAACAATATCACCTGCAAGCATGTAAAATTCTTCCCCAATTATAACCTCTTTTGGGTTTTCCACAAGATTGATATTGAAGTTTAATCTGGCTGATTTCTTATCAATGCCTTCATCCACAGATAACTTCTCGTAGGTGTATTCTACTCCTTCATACTCACCATGTTTAATTCTAATTACAACATAGCCATTATGTGTCTTTTCTGTGTATTCGTATATTTTAGCTGTCGAGTTTTCCATATTTAAATTCCTTTTGAATTCTTTCATCGAGTTGCTTTAGAACTTCATCAGTCAAATACTTCTCTGGCTCATCGTTGATATTCTTCATGAATACCTTTGAGCCATCTGGAAGTTCGATGCGAGTAGAAACACTCTTGAATATTCCATATTCAACTGCAAGATCAGCCAATCCGTGATAACGGCTCAAACCGCTATCGTAGTTCAATCGTGTCTCTACTTTCATGTTCTCTTTGGCAAATCGATTCTTGTAATTCAAACAAGTTACAAAATTACCAACGATGCCATCATCAGTCTTATCTTTCTTTTTGCTAAGAAAGAGAATAGTACTGGCAGCATACTTAACACCGCTACCACCGGACAAATCCTTGGTTGGTACATATGCGCCAATGACTTGATATGTGTGGTTGGTGACTAGCATAGGAATCTTAGCTTTGCCTAGCTTAGCAGTAAGAACTCGGAAAGCACCCTTCACCAACTGTGCTTTAGTCATGTCTCGCACATTCTTTCCTTCTGCAGTATCATTCATCTCTTTCTCTGTTGAAAGCATTCCAAGAGAATCTAGAACCATGAGAAGAGGCTTACGCTTTCCTTCTTCTTCTGCAAGATATGAATTAACAATCTTCAGAGCTTGTGTCTTGAATTCTTCGATAGTAAGAACTGGAACAATTGCCAGACGAGTGATATCAATACCACGACCTTCTAACATATCGCTAGTGATTGCATTTTCTGCATCAAAGTATAAGACCATTGCATCTTTATTGCTGTCTAGAAAATTCTTACACACACCAAGGGCAAAGAAAGTCTTTCCTGTTGCTTGCTCTCCTGCCAAGCAAGTGATTCTATTATCTGCCAATCCACCGTATATGCTTCCGCTGAGCAGAGCATTCAAAGAATATGAGCCAGTGTCAATGAATGTTGTAGTGTCTTGGCTTTCCGCAGCGATGAATGCTTCCGCATTCCCAGTAGTTTTTAGTAATGATTTAATATTCATATGGTTCCTTATGTAAAAAAGCTTTCGAGTGTGTTGTGTTTTTCGGAATCCCAACCAATCACATTAAGAATGTTCATGAGGGGATCTAGGAATGTCTTCTCAAACTGCATATCATAGTTAATGTATTTATTCAAATCAAGCTCAATTGGTAAAGAATTATGAAATGTAATTACCATGTCTTTACCACTAGGGCCACCAATTGGATTTGGTGCCTTTAGATAAACAAACTTGATCTTATCTCCGTCTGTGATAAGTCGGTATTTCTTCTCCAATTTCATCTTACGAATATAGTGGTTATGGAGCAATGCTCCCTTTACTGCAATTGGCGTAGATTTGCAATAGATTGTGGTGGGATGATGATATATTTTCATGCCGTTGACACCACGGGGAAAAGCGATATCTTCAACCGGAAGTGAGTAAAAGGTATTCTTAAACTCTGCAATAAAAGTTATGAGAGTTTCTTGATCACCATTCATGATGATATCAATAGACTTCTTTAGTTTATCTCGCACGATCTGTGGAGTAGAACTACGAGAAGTCTCAATACCCTTTATCTTCAATTTTGCAGCACCATAACGAACTCCCTCGCTATCCCACACATTTAGCATGTAACGCTTCTTAGCAGTCCAAATTCCTTTGCTTGCTATTACTTCGCGCTTCATATGCATTTGATTCACAGATGCATTCATTAGATTTGCTAATTCTTTATACTTGGAATCGATGAAAGGTTCTATTATCTTACTGACAGACTTATCAAGAAATTCCACAATTTTAATATCATCTTTTTCATTCTTTAATACTTTCTTTACTAGGGGTTCAAGACAGATGTAAATAGAATCTGTATCGCTTGCAATAATATAATCAACACCATCGGTGCTGAGAGTTTCGTTCAAATATTTGTTGAGAGATCGTTCAATCCAACGAATGCTCAGCTGACCAGATAAAGTAATTGCTTCAGCCAGATCGGTGTCATAGTGTCTGAAGTATTCATTTCCCAATGCACCATAAGCGGAATTCAGTTGAATCTTACGAACTAGCTGAAAGTTATTGTACTTAGATATCTCATAATCTAGACGAATCTTTTCAGCATCGTCTGTGCAGACTTCTCGTTTCTTCTCTGCTTCAATCATCAGATTCTTGAAGTGCTTACGCTCCTTATACATCTTCTCCATGAGAGCAGGAAATACACCCTGAACATCTTTTCGAAAAGTCACACCATTGGCAGCAACTGTTTCTTTTCTCTCTTTAGCATCCTTAAATACTTGCACACAATCAAGAAACGCAGTCACGGGTTTTCCGTCTTCTCGATCAAAAATTATATCAGGAGACAGAGTTCCAGGCTTTCCGTATGAAGTTTTAGTCTCAGGAGAAATGTTATACTGCATAATCAAATGCGGATATAGACTATTCAAATCTAGAGAAACCACCCAATTATACAGACCAGGAACTGGTTCCTTGACATAAGCACCTGCATACTGCCGATCTTTGCTGTTCAGTTTCTTCGGGGGAATCACTATACCTTTATCATGCAAATGATGAAAGACTATAGCATCCCAAGTTCTGACTTGACTGAAGATATCCATGAGATTTACTTTAGCCGAATATGCCAAAGCAACTGCGAGTTCCATGAGTCGCAGTTTATCTTCTAGCTTTTTGATTAGAGTAACATCGTGTACATTGTATTCAATGAACTTCTGAAAGTCCTTCTTGTAGAAGTCATGAATACTTTCGAACTCAGAGTATGAAAGCTTACCTTCACCAAGTTCTATGTTTGCAATATTATCAAGTCGATATGAGTCTTGATTTGTGTATGTAAAAGTCAGATACAATTCATAATAATCTAGTGTCGCAATTCCTGCGAGTTCATAGACAAGATGATCTTTGTTTCTGCGATTTACAGTCTTCTGATGTACAATATTCCAAAAGGAAAGTTTCTTTGCTTCCTTTTCTCCAAGAACCTTAGAGATACGAGAAAACAAATATGGAATATCAAAGAATCGAATATTCCATCCGGTAACTATATCAGGTGCCAATGCTTGCCAGAAATTAAGAAAGTCAGTAAGAAGTTCCCCTTCGTCATCATAACATTTAACATGATGATTTGGAAAAGCTTTGGTAAATGTATTCAATCCAAAAGTAAAATACTTGTCATCACATAAAATTGTGATTGCGTTCACCCGCTCCACCGGATCATCCATGTTAGGAAATCCGGACTCGCATTCTGTCTCAATATCAATGATTGCGACTTTCAACTTACTGTAGTCGTAATCAACTGTGCCAGGATATTGTTCTGCCAAAAACGAACACCCATTAGTGTAGTATGTGTTGGATTGTTTCCTGACTTGATGTAAAGTTTTGGTTTGTAGGGAATCCTATGAGACACCCTGCTGCCATTGCTTATTTCACGAACAAGAATATTGTTTCCGCAGACAAATGCATTTGTATAGAAATTCATTTATTAGATTTTGATTGTACATAAGCAGAGAATAGAATGCAATAGTTAATTATATCTAGAACTGCATCTTCGTGGCTTTCATTCTCTACTGCCAATTTGCCATCATTAGTAAATGTAGCTAGGCGAGATAGCTTATCTGTAATTCTCAGCAAAATTCCAGCTTCAGTTGAGCACAGATTAAAGATCTCGCCCTTTCTAAAGTTTGCAAAGGGATCATTACCAGAGGCGTAATCATTATTTTTAGCTACTAATATATCAAATGCCTGTTGAGTTAGTTTCTTATGATGATCGAATAATTTCTGACGAGCGTTGCTATTTTCCATAAATTAAGATCCTATTCCTGTGCTACCAAACCCACCAACACGGTTAGTTTTCTGCACAGGAGCAGTATAACACTCTTCTATAGTATAGTCAAGATTTTTTACTAATTCTCCTTGAGCAATACGATCACCCGGATTTATCTCAAAAGATGTGCATATTTGTGTATTCCACACGAGTACCTTGAGTTCGTTGGTATAATCAGAATCGATGACTCCTTCTGCATTTTTCATAGTGATTCCATGTTTTAATGCAAGACCAGATCGTGGATGTAGTCTGATGGAATAACCAAGAGGAATGTCAAAGATCAATCCTGTGGAAATAGCCACAGTTCCACCGGGAGCTATGACATACGATTCAGAAGATGCAATATCAAAACATGCAGATTGTTCTGTGGCAAATTTAGGAAGTGTTGCTTTATCATTTAGTTTATAAACTTTTAACATAGTAATATCATATCAAATCATTATAAAATGTCAATTAGAATGGTTGTAATCCACCACCCATACCACCCACACCACCAGAAGTTACCCCACTTAATTTGATTGCCCATCCAGTGTGATAATATTTTGCAGAATTAGTTCCTGCGTAAGTTGCACCTATACCAATATAATTACTCCAAGTTTTTGTTCCTGCAGCACCCTCTTGCATAAAAGTTCCAGATGGATATGTCACGCCAACTCCTTGTTTAACGGTAAGTTGAAATAATGCACCATCGCTACTGCTAAGACCAAATATTGATCCTTCACCGACGAAAAGTGCTCCAGTATCACTATGTGCCAGGTTTTGTACTAAGAATGTTCCATCACCAAGTGTTCTTGGTAATACGCTTCCAGGCACAGCCCAGCAGGTAACTCCACCAATACTTGATAATATACTTCCCAAATTTGGAAGAGGCATAGAAATGGTATTTGGTTTTGCTGCAGTCCATCCTCCATCTCTCATGGCAATGATATCAGCAGTAACTCCAAATGGTCTCAAATCTTGTATTTGAGTAGTACCACCACCAGCACCTGCAGCACCTTGAATTCCTTGAGATCCAGTTCCTGCAAGACCTTGGGTGCCTTGACGACCCTGAACACCCTGAACACCCTGTACACCTTGAGTGCCTTGACCAGATGCAGCTCCTGCTAGACCTTGAACACCTTGAGTGCCTTGGGTTCCAGTTCCTGCAAGACCTTGAGTGCCTTGACGACCCTGAACACCTTGAGTACCTTGAGATCCAATGACACCTTGAGTTCCTTGGGTGCCAGTTCCTGCAAGACCTTGAGTGCCTTGAGATCCAGTTCCCGCAAGACCTTGAGTGCCTTGACGACCCTGAACACCTTGAGTACCTTGAGATCCAATGACACCTTGAGTTCCTTGAGATCCAGACCCAGCGACACCTTGAGTACCTTGAGATCCAGTTCCTGCAACACCTTGAGTGCCTTGACGACCCTGAACACCTTGAGTGCCTTGAGATCCAATGACACCTTGGGTGCCTTGAGATCCAGTTCCTGCAAGACCTTGAGTGCCTTGAGATCCAATGACACCTTGAGTGCCTTGAGATCCAGTTCCTGCAAGACCTTGAGTGCCTTGACGACCCTGAACACCTTGAGTTCCTTGGGTTCCCTGAGATCCAATGGCACCTTGAGTACCTTGAGTTCCTTGAGATCCAATGACACCTTGAGTGCCTTGACGACCCTGAACACCTTGAGTTCCTTGAGTGCCTTGAGATCCAATGACACCTTGAGTGCCTTGAGATCCAACAACACCTTGAGTTCCCTGAGATCCCACAACACCCTGAGTGCCTTGAATTCCCTGAGATCCTTGAACACCCTGAATACCTTGAGTTCCTTCACCACCACTACCAGAAGCATCTTGAGTCCATGATGACCAGATTAGTGTAATACCTTCTACTCCAGTAAGTTGATCTTTATACTTAACACCTTGACGTACATATTTTTCATAGGTTGCGGTGAATCCAGCATACGTTGCACCCGTTTGATATTGTTCCAGTTTATATGCTACTTGATGTATAACTCGTGCTGGTTTATTGTCACCTGTGGCACCAATACTATTATTAAACCAAGTATTTTCAAGCGACCAAACAGTAAAAGAATCTGGAGCCGCAATATAACCGGGGTAGTTTATTACATCAGTTGATCGATATCTTCCTTGTGCAAGTGCAAGATCATAACCATTAACTATACCGTCGTTATCGAGGTCATATAATGCTTTTTGATCATCAGTACATGACGGGTGAATGCCGTGGCCACAAAAGTTTAGATTAACATTATCAAAGAAAGCAATTGGATCGGCTTGTGGATCAATTACATAAACACCTGGCGTAATAATTTGATTAAAATCTATATCTCCGCTACCATCTGAAACTATGTCAAGTGAATTATGACCAGCAGGTGAATCTGAATATCTTTTGGTTACAACTACCCTATCTCTGTTACCTGCAAATTTAAGAGGATTCAATGAATCATAATAATTTTCACTACTTGGTGAAACTTGTAGATAATTTATACTAGCTGTTGTACCGGTTAAAATTCCAGTTGCATTTGAATATGTAAATCCAATAGTTCCTGTAAGTGAACCTAGATTATTAAATATTAGTTGCTGGTTTGATCCAGCAATTACATCCTCATTAGTAGAAATCTCCTTTTTCCAGCCCGACCAGATTAATGTAGTACCTTCGAACCCGGTATTTAAATCTTTAAACTTAATACCTTGACGTACATATTTATTATAGATTGGATTGAATCCACCAGTCAGGCCTACTTGATCTTGTTGTAATCTATATCCTACTTGGTGTATAACTCGTGCTGGTTTTGTATCTCCTGTAAAGCCAATATTGAAATTAAACCAAGTATTTTCAACAGCCCAAACATTATTAGCATCATTTGCACCAGGCGGAGAACCGGGGTAGTTGTATAGACTAATTGCTGCAAGTAATCCAGAGCCAAGAAATAGGCCAGTCTCGCTAGTATTAACTAAACCATCATCATTATAATCGTATAATTCGCGTTGTTGTTGAGTACACGCTTGCTGGCCGGCCAAAGTATCACCGCAAAAATTAGCAAATATAGCATTAACTAATTGAGCCACATCGTTTTGCAGATCAATTACATATACACCTGGCGTAACAAGATTATTTAAATTTATTACTCCAGCTGACCCTGCCACTGCTTTTACGGTAATTGAATTATGACCAGCAGGTGAATCTGAATATCGCTTGGTTACAACTACATTATCTTTATCAGGAACATTTGCAAATTTAAGAGGATTTAATGAATCATAATAATCTGAACTACTCGGTGAAACTTGAAGATAATTTATACTAACTGTTGTACCAATTAAAGTTCTAGATGCAACTGAATATGATAATCCCGTAGTTCCTGCTGGGGAACCTGCATTATTAAATATGAGTTGACCGAATGTTCCACCAATTGGACCTGCAGTTCCTTGAATACCTTGAGTTCCAGTTCCTGCAAGACCTTGAGTGCCTTGAGATCCAATAACACCTTGAGTTCCTTGACGACCCTGAACACCTTGAGTTCCCTGAGATCCAATGACACCTTGGGTGCCTTGGGTGCCAGTTCCTGCAAGACCTTGAGTGCCTTGAGATCCAGTTCCTGCTAGACCTTGAGTGCCTTGAGTTCCTTGACGACCCTGAACACCTTGAGTTCCTTGAGTGCCTTGAGATCCAATGACACCTTGAGTGCCTTGAGATCCAATGACACCTTGGGTGCCTTGAGTTCCAGTTCCTGCAAGACCTTGAGTGCCTTGAGATCCAGTTCCCGCAAGACCCTGAACACCTTGAGTTCCTTGACGACCCTGAACACCTTGAGTTCCTTGAGTGCCTTGAGATCCAATGACACCTTGAGTGCCTTGAGATCCAATGACACCTTGGGTG